GTAAACAAGTTCATTTTAAATTCGGAGTAAAGTTTGTACGTGAACTAGATAAAAATTTAGTAATTGAACAGAATGGCGTATCTTTTGGTCTGGCACTTGCTGTTAAAATCATCCCTGAACTAGAAATGGCTAACATTGCAACTTTGTCGAATGTTTTATTTTTAGGAAATCGAACAGAAACGCCTAAACTTTCTCAAGGGGATATTGATGATTTTATTGATGAATGCGAAGATATTGAAAAATTATTTGATGATGTTTTGAAAGAAATTACTGAAAGCAATACGGGAAAGTTAATCAAAGCAAAAATGACCAAATAGCCGAAAAGTTTGAAAGTTCGGAGGACACTTATGAGTCAATGATGATTAGATTCTTACGGTGTTTCGGCATCCAAGACTTATCTGTATTTGAACGCATGACAATTCGAGAATATTCAATCCGTTCAATCGCCTTTCAGTTGAGAACTTTGGACGAAGAAGAATTCATTTATGAACAAGCATGGGCCAATTGGCAAGTTCAAGCAACTAAACAACAAGGTAAAAAGCCAGTTTATCCAACATTTAAAAAATTCTTTGACAAGAGAAAACTAGAAAATGAAATTTTAGGAATCGAAAGCCCAGAGAATAAGTTTAAAAAGGATAACAAATTAATTGACCTCATGAAAAAAGCAAATAATTAGGAAGGAGGAAAATATGGAATCTTTCAGTGTACAAGCCTATTTGAAGGCTACAGATAATAATTTTGTTAGTACATTTAAAGACGCTGCTAAGCAAGTTCAAAACTTCCAAAAAAATACTAATAGCACGATGTCTGCTGTAGGTCAAGTTTCTACATCAGCAGGTAAAACGTTGACTAAAGCAGTTACACTCCCCATTGTGGGGATTGGGGTTGCTGCCGCAAAAATTGGTGGAGACTTTGAATCTCAAATGAGCCGTGTTAAAGCTATTTCTGGTGCAACAGGGTCAAGTTTCGATGAACTTAGACAGCAAGCAATTGACTTAGGAGCAAAAACTGCATTTAGTGCGAAAGAGTCAGCGGCAGGCATGGAAAATTTAGCATCAGCCGGATTTGATTCAAAAGAAATCATGAAAGCTATGCCAGGGCTTCTTGACTTAGCTGCAGTTTCTGGTGGTGATGTTGCGTTGGCATCTGAAAATGCTGCCACAGCATTAAGAGGATTTAATATTGATGCTGGCCAATCTGGGCATGTAGCCGATGTTTTTGCAAGAGCTGCCGCAGACACAAATGCTGAAGTTGGCGATATGGGTGAAGCGATGAAATATATCGCTCCTGTTGCAAGTTCTATGGGAATGTCTCTTGAAGAAACTGCAGCTGCAATCGGTATAATGTCAGATGCAGGTATTAAAGGTTCTCAGGCTGGTACTTCACTTCGAGGAGCGCTTTCTAGGTTAGCAAAACCGACTGATGAAATGCAAGCAAAAATGGATGAACTTGGTCTATCATTTTATGATTCAGAAGGTAAAATGAAACCTTTGAAAGACCAAATTGGCATGTTAAAAGATGCCTTTAAAGGTTTAACGCCCGAGCAACAACAAAATGCTTTAGTCACACTATACGGACAAGAATCATTATCTGGAATGATGGCATTAATTGATAAAGGGCCAGATAAGCTAGGGAAACTAACTGAGTCTCTTAAAAATTCAGACGGTGCAGCTGACAAAATGGCTAAAACTATGCAGGATAATATGAACTCATCATTAGAACAAATGATGGGAGCGCTTGAGTCAGCTGCAATAGTTGTTCAAAAGGTTTTAGCTCCAGCAGTTAGGAAAGTTGCTGATGCTGTTTCAGGTTTAGTTGATAAATTTGTTTCTGCTCCTGAGCCTGTACAAAAAATGATAGTTACAATTGGGCTGATAGTAGCTGCAATTGGACCTTTATTGGTAATATTTGGGCAAGCTGTTCTTGTTCTACAAAGAGTAAAAGTCGGCTTTCTAGCCTTGCGTTCTGGACTTGCTCTAATTGGTAGTGGTTTTACTGCTATTTCTTTACCTGTTTTGGGAATAATCGCTGCCATAGCGGCTGTTATAGCTATAGGAATTTTAGTTTATAAAAATTGGGATAAAATTTCTAAATTCGGGAAAGAAGTATGGGGAAATGTGAAGAAATTTGCGTCCGATGCAGCAGAAGCAATCAAAGAAAAATGGGGAGACATTACCAAATGGTTCTCTGATACTTGGAATAATCTGAAAAATGGAGCCAAAGGACTTTGGGATGGAACAATCCAAGGTGCAAAAGATGCCGTTGATAGTGTTAAAAATGCTTGGAATGGCATCAAGGAGTGGTTCGCTAATCTTTGGAAAGGTACAACAAGCGGCTTAGCTAGTGCTTGGGACAGTGTAACAACTACCCTTGCACCATTTGTTGAGACAATCAAAACAATCTTTCAACCAATTCTTGATTTCTTTAGCGGATTATGGGGGCAAGTCCAAACTATCTTTGGTTCAGCTTGGGAGATTATTAAGACGGTTGTTATGGGGCCTGTTTTACTACTCATTGATTTAATCACTGGGGACTTTAACCAATTCAAAGAAGATTTTGCGATGCTCTGGCAAACACTAGCAACAGCGATTCAAACAATAGTCCAAACTTTTGTGAATATCGTAGTTGGATTTTACAAGTCATTTTTCCAAACTGTAGTTAATATATGGAATGCTATTGTAGATGGTGTCAAAAGTCTTTGGGGAGCTTTCACGACATGGGTCGTTAATATGGCCAAGTCTATTGTTGACGGAATTGTTAATGGTTGGAATTCATTTAAGCAAGGTACCGTTGATTTATGGAACGCTACTATTCAATGGGTTAAGGATACATGGGCATCGTTTAAACAGTGGGTCGTTGATTCTGCCAATGCTATTGTGAATGGAGTCAAACAAGGTTGGGAAAACCTCAAACAAGGCACAATTGACTTGTGGAACGGAATGATTAACGGACTCAAAGGAATTTGGGATGGTTTGAAACAAAGTGTTGGTGATTTGATTGATAATGTAAAAACGACATTTAACAATCTAAAAAATATAAATTTGCTAGATATTGGTAAAGCCATCATTGATGGACTTGTAAAAGGTCTGAAGAAAAAGTGGGAAGATGGGATGAAATTTATAAGTGGAATTGGAGATTGGATTCGGAAGCATAAAGGGCCAATCCGTGTCGATAGAAAACTTTTAACTCCCGCTGGTAATGCCATTATGACTGGTTTAAATTCTGGTTTAACTGGAGGCTTCCGTAACGTTCAATCTAACGTTTCAGGAATGGGGGATATGATTGCTAATGCAATTAATTCTGACTATTCTGTGGATATTGGGGCGAACGTTGCGGCAGCTAATCGCTCAATCAGCAGTCAAGTTTCTCATGATGTGAACCTTAACCAAGGCAAACAGCCGGCTTCATTCA